TGTGATAGTGTCATATTTTTATTTAGAATTTATCCAAGTTTCTGCTGCTTCAATATTTTTAAATTGTGTTGATACATATGATATAAAGTTACCATTAAAAACATTTGTATTTGAATATCCAACTACTTTATTTTTATCTTTATACCCATTAACTAATACATAAGTAATGTTGTTAGCTGTTTTTTCTAAAATTACATTTAATTTTTTAGGAATGCCTTTGTAAATTTTCATATTGTTTCTTATTATCTGATGTCAAAAATAGTATTACTAACTGTATTACCAAAATAAAAGTTTATTTATTTTTTAACTTGCTAATAATTAGCGTTTTAAAATTCAGCTATTTTTTTAAGTTTATCGTTTTCGGACTGCAATTCAGCTATTTTTTTACTCATTTTTAATACATCGGATTGTAATTCTTGAACCTTTTGCCTATAAGCTATACTTTCAAAATAAAATTTGCCATATTGTTGTTGAATATCGTAAAGCGTTTTAAGGTGGTTTTCTGCGTTTATTTTTCTTTCGCCTATACTTTGTATCGTTTTAGCTTCAAAATCTTCTATAAAGTTATTTAAAACCCACAAATTAATATAACATGGTTCGCTAGTGGTTTGGATATTTGCGAAGTTGCAAAATTTATACATCAATTCTTTTAAATCTTTGTAATCTTGTTTTTGCAATGTGTTGATGTATTCACTTTGTGATTTTAGTTCGTTGTATTCTTTTGTTGTCATGGCTAAAATGGTGCTACATCGTCAAATGTTTGATTTAAATTTATTGAACTTTGAATTGGCTGTTCTTTTGGTTTTTCAGGTGCTTTGTATTTTTCCTTAAACGGACTTTCAATTTGATGTATTTGGCCATCATAAGTTTCTGAATAACACTTTCGCAACCAATCATAATCAAGTTTACAAGTTCCAGTTTTTCCAACTATTCTAGGTTTAACTTTTTGTATTATTACATCAACTTCATTGCCTAGCTGAACGCCACCGTTTAACTCCACATACTCACGATTTATACAAATCATGTTATAAGCCTTTTGTAACCATGCAGCCCCTCCATCAATTTCGTAAGGTGTTGGTGCTTTTGGCAATTCACCATTTTTTAAACCTATTGGGTTTTTGGCGTGGCAAATTAAAAACGAATGTATTTTTTGGCTTAAAGCTAATTTATTCCACTTTGGTAATTTACGTTTTAAGTAATCCGAAACATTAGTATAATTTTCATGCTCAATATCGTTCCAATTGTCAATGGTGCTTGTATGTATTCCAAAATCCTTTTTGCATTGCTTTACAAGTTTTATGTATTCATCAAAATTTAAACCTTGCTCATCTGTATCTTCAGCTACTATAAAATGTTCTTGTACAAATGGTTGCACTCTATAATATTCAGCTTCAGTTATGTAGTTATGGTATCGTTTATCAAAGGTTTTGCCAGTTAAACCATGAATAATAGCTGAATAAATTTCTTCACTACTGCCGCTTTCAGGACTATAAATCAAATGTTTTTTACCATAATTTAAACTCAAACTAATTAGCAATTGAAACAAAAATTCAGTTTTACCCATTTTAGGATAACCATAAATTATAGTTGTGTTAGTAGGCTTAACCATGTAAAGCAAGTCAAGCGTTTTAAAACCAGTACTTAATAACTCATCAGTGCTATTCTCTCGCAGTTTTAAAACCTTTTCGTTAATGTCGAATAATCTTGTTATAACTGCCATTAGTAGATAATAAATTTGCCTTTTGTGTCAATTCCTTGTGTTTCATCAAACTTTAATTTGCCTTGCAACTCATCACGTTTAGCCCAATTATTAATAGCTGATTTCCAGTTTACATATTTATTACCCTCGTTTGAATAAGCTATTGCAGCTTCATAGTAATATAAAAGTTTTTTATTGTTCCATAAAGGAAATTCAGATTTAAAAATATTTTTATCAAACAAATTACTATTATTAAATAATACTTTCTTTTCTTTACTTTCTTTTACTTTAATAGCATCATTTTGCATTGCGGTTGCATTGCTATTGCTATGCGGTCGCATATCGATTGTATTATTATTTTCTTGTAACTGCTTGTCCCATCGCTTTTTAGCATTTAATGAAGCACTATTACTTTTAATTTCCATGCTATTTTTTAACCTTTCAGAATAAAAAAAAGTATCGTTTTCAATAGTAAATAATGAATAATTTTTGATAACTGCATTAATTTTTTCTTTAGATGTTCCCCATCTTTTGGCAAAAGGTTCGACTGTAATTAATGGTAGTTTATATTCTTTTTCACTCCTTAATTTTTCAACCAAAGCCCAAAATATTCCATATCCTTCCATTCCTAATTGGTCAATTAAAACCATACATTTAGGGTCATCTTGTGCATTCGCATCATGCGAAAAATAATAAGCATCTTTCTTTGCCATAAAATAAAAAAGCCCCAAACAAGTAGAGAATTGTTCAGGGCTTGATTAATTGTAAAATTAATCCTAGTTAATAGGTATCGCTGTTCTCTACTCCAACAATACCTATTTAATACAAGTGCAAATATAAGTTATTTTACTTAATTGCAATAATTAAAATAAATTTACTTGTTTGTTTTCGTTATCAAATCTTGTGTTAGCATCTTTTAAATTCAATACAGCTTGCTTAAAATAACTATCTTTTAATTCAATGCCAATAGCTTTACGACCTAAACTAACTGGACTAAACACTTCACTGCCAACACCCATAAAAGGAGTAAATACAACCTCATTAGGGTTTGAATATAGTTCTACTATTCTATCAATTACATCTAATTGTAAAGGGTGTACGTGCTTTTCGTCATCATCTTCTCTTGAGTCCCTAAACGGTAAAATATTATCATTGCGAATATCGTCCCAAACGCTCGAAGCATAACGCTGCCAAATTATCTGACTTAGTTTGTTTTTTAAATGATTGTCACCTAAATTATTACTATCTTGATTGTTAAGTAAAATATGTTCCCATTTGCCATATTTTTTTTCCATTGCTGGCAATAAAGGAGTTTCACCATGGTAAATTTTAAAACCTTGTGGATTGGTAACTTTTACTTTATTTTCACCTATTTTTTTAAATACTAATAAGTAATCAGGAATCGCAGTAAAACACATGGTTGAGTCCTCTGCTATATTTTTATGCATTAAACTTTTTACCATAGTTCTTATTCTAACCTCTAAAGGCTCTTTCCAAATTGTAATACGGTTATGTAAATTAAAACCGTACTTTTTATGCAGTGCTATTATTTCATGAGGGAAGTCGTATAAAATATGCCTTGTAGTATCTGTTAAAATATCTTGGCAATGAACAACATTTATGCGCCCTGCTTTTGTTACTCTTGCCATTTCCTTAACTAGGTACTCGTACTGTTGCATAAACTCTTCTTTCGTATTGCAGTTACTAAAGTCCTTTTCTGAACTTGAGTAGTTATATAATCCTGCAAACGGTGGACTATAAACTGATAAATCAATACTTTCATTTTCTAATGTAGTTATTACGTCCATACAATCACCGTTATAAATTGCATAATTTTCTGTAACTACTTGGTCTTTTACTTTGTTTTCCATTTTTATAAAAATTTAGGTTTTATTATTTCTTTTGTAAATTCTTTTTTTGACAAATCAACTATGCCATTAATATTAGTTTGTATTAATTTATTAAACTCAATTGCTTTATTTGTTTTGTATAACAAAGTATCTATAACTCTTTTTTGCCCATCTGATAAAACTAAATCAACTGTTACGTCCTTTGTTTGGCCAAACCTCCAAAACCGCCTTATTGATTGGTAATATTGCTCATAACTCCATGTTGGGAAATAAACAGTATGATTACAATGCTGCCAATTTAAACCAAACGAAGTAATTTTAGGTTTTGTTATAATTCGCTTTATATTACCGTTAGCAAAATTTAATAAAATATCTTCTTTTTTCTCAATTGTCATGCCTCCTTTTAATTGAACCGCATCTTTGTCTAGTTCACTTAAATAATCGCCCTCATCGTTAAAATTGCACCAATAAACAGAAGTTTTATTATCAGCAAGTTCAACTGCCTTTTCGCATCTTTCTTTAAAAGTCCCTTTTTGCTCTTCTCGAACCTCTGACATTGTTTTTGCAATGCCATTTATTAATTTAGTTTGACC